CTTAAACAGCGCTTGCCTGTTATCAATGATAACATCCGCTATACTATCCCCATTATGCTCGATACTGCTTCTGTCAAAATCGGCCCTTGGAGTGGATACAATGTCCTGGCTCAGAACCAATTTAAACTTGACCAGGAAAACAAGTATCTTCACAGTAAAACATTCAAAGTTCTAAAGAAAATAACTTTTGGTAGTGGAAGATCATGTTTCCGTTGACAAAAGCCCAAAGGCATAGTAATATTTTGGACACATTCCTACGGGAATTGGTTTGGCGAGGTAGCTCAATGGTGGAGCAGTGGACTCATAAGCCATTGGATGTGGGTTCAAATCCCACCCTCGCCATTGTCTGTTAATCAATGGCGAAATCCAATTAACTTATGACCACCAGCTGAAAACGAACAATGGGGGCTTGGCAGTAGCCGGTGTCTCAACCTACAATTAAGAAGACCTTGATAAAACAAGGGACTTAATATGACTGAGACGCTTCTTAATCAATGGGTTGTACCAAATACGATAGATGATGATCTGATCGAAAGCTGGATGGAATCGTTCATCATTGATCGGAAGATCCAGAACCTTGCACCTGGGACGATTCACTTTTATGTTTCAAAACTGAAGTTGTTCCTGGACTTCTGCAATCAGCAAAGTATTCTCTACATTCACCAACTCACACCAAACATAATCAGGCAGTACCTGGGGTATCTGGCTGATAAGGGGCATAACCCAGGCGGGATTCATGGGTGCTTCAGGACGCTGAGAACGTTTTTGTACTGGTGGGAGGAAGAGGTTGAGCCGGAAGGCTGGAAGAACCCGATCCGAAAGGTGAAGGCACCTAAGGTGGCGGTGGAGCCGTTGGACCCGACACCGATGGGGGATATTGAGAAGCTGATCAAGACCTGCAGTGGTCAGACTCAAACGGATGTGCGCGATAAGGCGATCCTTTATGTTCTGTTGGATACTGGTGCCAGGGCGGCGGAGCTGTGTGCGATGAATATGAGTGACCTTGATGCTAAAGCAGGCACAATCCTTATTCGAAGGGGGAAGGGCAGGAAACCCAGGATGGTGTTTCTTGGCCAGAAGACAAAACAGTGCCTGAAAGAATACCTGGATATTCGCATAGATGAAAGTAAAGAGATTGAGGGTAATCCGCTTTGGATCACGAAATTCAATGAGCGATTATCCTATTGGGGTTTGAATCTGATTTTGAAACGAAGGGCGAAGCTGGCAAGGATTGAAAAGCCTGAGCTGCATGGATTCAGAAGGGCTTTTGCATTGAATTACCTGAGGAATGGGGGGGATATCTACACTTTACAGAAGCTGATGGGGCATGCGGACTTACAAGTGTTGAGAAGGTACCTGGCGCAAACGAATGAGGATCTACAGATCGCGCATAACAAGTTCAGCCCAGTGGATAATTCGAGGTTGTGAGTAAGTATTTTGATAAAAAAATTGACAATGAAATATTGAATGATTTAAATTTCAGTATTGATGATTTATACTCCCGGATCCAATTTAGGTCCAAGAACCTAATTATAAGAAATATGATAATCCCGTACAAAATAATAACAGGTTATAATTTTTTTTGTTCCTCTTGGTGAATTTGCCAAGATCTTGACCGGCTGCGACCAGACCATCATCTCTGCAGCCGGTCAGCATTTTAAAACGTCTTTTGACCATTTAACCGGTAAAGCCAGAGCTATTGTCCAGGAGCATGTCTATAAAACAGTAAATGCAGACATGGCTCAGAGGAATCTGTTTCTACTATCTCCTCTTACCTTTAGACATGCTATTTATAGTGTATATGAACATTAGTATTACAATTATTATTACTAACATCTCTCAATATCCCATATTTTAGATATCATTAGTTAGATCTACTATCTCCTGGAGCCTGACTTCTATTATGCCATATTCTGACAAAGGTTTACTTTTCAGTTGTGCATCATCCTAGCAGCCACTGACTGAGCGAGACCTGTCATTATGTCTATGATTTAACCGATGACGATCATTACCCATTACTGGCATCAAAGGATGGTACTGATTATGCTTCTCGGGATAATTGCGCAGACGAATGAAGACCTACAGATTGCACATAACAAGTTCAGCCCGGTGGATAATTCGAGGTTGTGAAGTGGTTAACAACTAAAATCACAAGATCAATAAAGATCTTTCAAGATCTATCAAGATTTATGAAACAAATTAATTGCTAATACTAAATTTTTCGGACAAAATCTGCATCACAATTGTGCTATCGAAACCCTCTTCTTCAGAAGTTGTTATCAAATAATCTGCAAAACCATGTTTTTCGTACCAGGCTTTTTTCTTTTGCCAATGAGCTGCATATCTTGGATCTGATAGCATGCCAAGATGTTCCCAATACCATTGATCGCCATATATTGTTAATGTGAAATCAGGCAAACACATGGTTCCATCAGGTGCATATAAAGGTACTTCATACATAAAGGGAATACTTCTATCAGCCAAAATATTTGAAATTATTACTTCTGATTTAGATCTAACCATCATGTTGGATAAAGTCCTGTGAATTTTTCCTTCCTCATACCAATCATGCATCGTTTGTAATACAGGAGGTGCTGGATTGAAGTTAAATAAAGACGAATTGATTTTATTTAATATAGAATTTTCTGGACGACGTAAGCTTAAGATTGGAGAAATATCTTCCTCAATTAATACAGTGCAATGCGTTTGAGCCCGTGTAATGCCTGTATAAAAAAGTTCTCTTGATAAAAGTGCTTTTTTATGTTTAGGCAAGATAAAGTATACCCGTTGGAATTCGCTACCTTGTGATTTATGAACAGAAATGGCATAAGCCAACTCCAAGTTATCTGTTACTTCCGTATCTGATTCGTAATTAACCCAGAAATCAGGCTTCCTACTGAAAACTACTTGAAATCGTTCTAATCGAAAATTATTCCATTTCCATTTTTTTATATCGAAGCCATGAACCCGCGAAACACCTATTTCACCATTAAAAACCTCTATCTTTTGAGGTTTTTTGGTTAGCGGACAATAAGCCCAAATTGGATTGGATTTAGGCCGGTTAACACTTTGAATGACTTTATCAAAATAGGTTATACCTCCTAAGTGCCCTTTGGTATCTAGTAGCCACCCCCCTTTATGGCGTTGGATAACGCGATTAATATTTTCTGTTCCGAATAATTCACCTTTGTAAGGAGAGATAATTTGCAAGGCCTCAGGATAGTCAACGTTATCTTTCCGGAATATGGCATTCCACAATTCATATGGCTTTTCTGAGTCTAACTTAGAGCCAGAATCCATTTCCATATCTTTTATCAGGGTATCAAGCAAGATTTTTTCTAATTCATCAGTCGTATTCCAATAAAGAATCCTAAGGTCTTCACTTACATCACCCCCCTCTAGAACTTTCTCTAAAACATTGTCTTCGTTTATCTCTTCGGTGATACTACGACCAACTGCCGGATTATTTCTCAAGAACAATGAGGCAAAATCGATTATTCCTGTGCCTAAACCAGTCAATCGATTGGTTATTTGACGCATATTGATTTTTAACTCACCAATTGCTTCTGGTTGTTCATTGTCAAGCCATGCCATTAAGTCAGCAAGAACACGCCCAGTGCCAATAGGCGGTAATTGGTTAGGATCTCCAACAAAAACAAGACGCTGAACGGAAGTCCAATTTATTGACCGAAATAAGGTTGCCAGGAGCGGCAAGTCGAGCATGGACGATTCATCAATTATGTATGTCGTAATTGTCTCTTCCTTTCGACCCCCTTCCCTCTTAAAAGAGAAATTATCGTTTAACCACCCGTTTTTCGCAAGAAAAGAATGAATGGTAGCTGCATTTTTCCCGGTTCGTTCACGTAAACGGTCTGCGGCTTTTCCAGTAGGTGCTAATAATTGGAAAGTGGTGCCGGTGCCATGCGCTTTTTCAATGGCTTGGATAAAAGCTTTTACTACTGTTGTTTTGCCTGTACCTGCACTACCACTGAGGACACTGATTGGCCGGAGAAATATTTGTTGACAAACACTGATTTGGTGATTAATAGCTTCTTCATAATCAGATGGGAATGATGCAGAAAGGAGACTTTTGGCATCATACAAAAATAATTTCCAGTTTCCATCCGTAATTGGAAATTTTAACCGGATGTTAGGCCTGCTCGCTAACTGACGTAGTGTCGATTCAATAAAACGTTCATCATCAAAGATGTCTTTTAGATAAAGATATAAGTCATCCGACTCATATCGTAATTTTAAAGCCTTGCTGATTTGATCCTTATCTATTTCTATATGACGGATAGAAAAATCACAGCGTTTCCACTCAGGAAGAACAAGTAATTTGCGGTTAACTTTTTCAAGCACCGAACCAGCAAGGATAAAAGTATGTTGATCCAGATGTCTTAACTGTTCGACACAAAGGGCTCGTAAACGTGGCCATGAATCAGGTGAGTAAAGTGAATTTACGCCCAAATTTGGAGAAGGAAGCATACCATGATCAATTTGATTAAAGGTGATTTGATCATCAAGATCTAAACCAAGATACTGCTCACTCAGTATGTAAGGATTTTTGGCTATTTCTTGAAAAGAAGCTTGCAAACTCACTTGATCTGGATGATTTATTATGTGGGTTATTTGATCAGTTTTTAGGTCAAAAAGTGGTAAGGTATCACACAACAAGGCTTTTTGATCGGGATCTAACAAATTCCATGTTCTTCGTAATGAAGTTAACTTTTCAACTGGGATCACATCTTCACCAAGCGAGTCAACTGAGCCATTAAGCACAGCAAATAGCTGATCTTTAAGCAATGATTCGGCCATTCTGCCATAGTTAAATTGAAAATAAGGAATACCTTCATTAAATTTTAAGTAGTCCAATACTTTTAGTAAGCCTGGATACAAACCTCTACTTTCCCACAAATCAGCCATAAGGGAGTTTAACCAAGATAAGCGAACTGGCCAATTTTCGTGGGTATCCCCAATATCAATTAAGTTTTCAACGATTTCTGCCATTCGCTCAACGATCGCTAAGGCACCATCATCACTTATGTGACGAGTAGCATACTTAAAATCTCGTGGATTATCAGGAATAAAAAGGATCTTTTCTAAAATTTCTGGTCGATCTAAGTATTGATGATAGGGTATCCGAAGACCTTCATCTGGATAAAAGGAGGTGATGTTTCGCATCCACACATTGGGCCCATAACGATCTTCCATTTCCTTGCTTTGATCCACCCAAAGCACTTCATCACCCAACGATTTAATTCTTGACATGCCAACAACGACATACTTATGTTGATCATTCTCACTGAAAGGATTACTGTAATTAGCATAATAAAATATTAGGCTTTTATTGGGCTCAATTTTGGAAAAATAATCATTTACGGCACGACGTCGTTTTACAGGATCATACTTAGGGTATTTTGTTTCGGTATTCAGAACCTCATCTGTATAAACTTCTTCGTAAGGCCAGGTGCACACTGTACTTGGTGGAATGAGCCAATAACGCGGACTTGTATTGTCCTTAAACCAACTTGGCGGAGGCATGCGCGCTTGAATTTGAGATGGTCCAAAGGCATTTATACTGGCAAAACAAGGTGCAAAAAAATTATCAACCTTTGAAATATCTTTACCTGAAACCGAATCTTCATACTTAACATCTCTTCTTTCAGAAATTAAATCCCCCGGAAAGCTAAATTGGCCGACACAATAAGTATTATTACTTGGCGATTGGCAAATATAGCCATCCCAACCGTGATCATGCCAAGCTAATCTTGCTGAAATGTGAATGGTCATACATCCTCCTAACACTAATTAAAGCGAAGAAATTACCTTATGCATAAAACTTAACCCTGATATCCAATTCTTCAACTCAATTTTTACCAGATCAACATCAGTTAGGACATGCTCCTCATCTTGGTGGGCAACGTAAGTATTTCTGAAATTTCGAATGTGATCAATCCTCGAAAACAATGAGGTATTGCTAAACCGGGCAAACTTATCGCGAATTGCCTCAAATACCCCACCAACAAGGATGGGGGGCACCATCTGGGCATATTCTAAACAAAAACTTAATAACCCTATTGGCATAATAAAGCTGCTATATACTAAGGCCTTTTTTAAAGCTGCAGCATTTTTCTTGAGCCAGGTGAGATCCCTATCGTTTATTAGCAAATAGTCTGGGTTAAAATACCGATCCTGATCATACCTTTGAATTGGCACCTCATTTTTTAGCAAGCCCAACACGAATGCTTTGGACACTTGATCCCAAAGCGACAATAAAGGTGTAAAACAAGGTGAGAATGAGCCCTGCTTTTCTTTGATGAAATTAAACAAGTTAACAGACTCATCAATTGATTTCTTAAAGTTTTCAGGTAAATTATTGAAATCATCTTCCTTGATAAATAAGGACCTTAGACCCTCTGTTTCACTTACTGGAACTTGATAAAATGGTAATTGGGGTTGGGTGGTATCTGATATCTGAATGAGCCTGGAAAGCTCTGGCGCGCAGGCATCACGAAGCATTTCAATTTTATTACCAGCAAAATTCTTAAATATATCTTCAGGAACAAATAAGTATTCCCAGTTAACCCCAGATTCGCTAGCAGATTTGCACCAGGCAACCGCGGCTTTTGCCTTAATAAAAACATCTTGTTCTACCTCGCCCTTGGTTTCAACAAGGAACATTTTTCCACTTTGTGATCTAACAAAGAAATCTGGGGTATAGAAAGCATGGCGATTAGCAATGCCCTGGTAATCAATTCGTAAAGCCTGGGGCCCGGCATTCTTAGCAAAAGCAGCCACATCTTCAGCTGAATTCAAGAAATTTGAAAATAGCACTTCCAGGTTTCGATTACAAGGCACCAGATTAAATAAAGTGCGCTCTAAAGATAGCGTTGGACGATGCTCTGAGTGGGTAACTTGGAAAGGCTTCCAACTGGAGAGAGATAATAGTGGGCCAGCAGGAATGCGCTCTTGTTTTAGCGTAGTTTTGCCGCGCAATAAAGGCACGAACACAAAACGGATATATTCGCGCACGTCAGCATCCCCTAGCCTGGCAACCAAGCGACTATCAAACAAGGTGACCTTCTTATCAAAAAGATCTTCAGTTAAATAACGCTCGATCAATGGGGCTACGCGAGGATGAATACCTCGCAGCTTGCAGACAGTCTCCAGTTCTTCCCGATAAAATGTGATTGCCCCAACACCATCCTGGAGTAAAGGCAAATTGATTTTCATGCGCTCCACAACCTCGTTGGTGATCAGTGATCTCCCTTCAAAATCGAGGATTACTTCACGAGGATTGCCCAGGCTTAACTTTGGCAGACCCATGGCCGCACGTTTAACTTCTTCGTAAGAGATATCTTCCATTAAGGGCACGATGCGAAAGGCATCTGTTAGGGTTGGGATACCAATATCCAACTTGCCCCAATCTTTAGCCTGATCAGGAAAGATGCTTACGGTAGTGCGGGGGACTTGTTCAATATCATAATCTGTAATTGAAACACCTTCTTGGGCTAACTCGTCCTGATAGAGCCTGACAAAGGCTGGATGTTCGACCACCGTGACGGTTTCTATTGCCTGGCCTGGAGGGGTCATGCGGCGTAAGCCTCTGCCTAGCGTTTGCTCAGGCAGTATATTCGCAGCCGCGCTATAAGGACGCAATGGGATAATAGTGGTGACATTGCGCACATCCCACCCTTCGCGAAGCATCAGCACAGAAACGATACAACGATAAGGACTGGAATTTGCATCTAACTCTCTTGATAATTTCCGTAATTGTTTTAAATCTTCATCACTGATTTCTTTTTCATTCTCAACAAACTCATAAAACTCTAACCCACCCCTTTTTACTTTTTTGAGCTTGCCTTTTAGGTTCGTATGAAGGTTTATGGTTTTACCATTCAGCAGTTGAAAAGTCGGATCTGTATTTAACCTGCGGGTGATTTGATCGGCTGCTTCTGTATCTTCGCACATCACAAATAAGGTCGGTTTTTTACCGCTACTTAGCCATTCCTCATTGGATTTGACCCACCTGGCATATCCTAAGCGTAAATGCTCATCGTATCGGTAAGCGGCATTTTGATCTGCGCGCTCTTGTAATTGACCTACATGCCCGATAATAGGCACTTTGACGATGCCTGCATCGACTGCTTCGCCTAAAGGAGAATCGCTGACAATATGCTTAAAAAGATTGCCATCTTTATCTTTGGGGGTAGCTGAGAAATCTAACTGGGCAGAAAGGCCTTCCCCATTACGGGCATGATAAGCATCATTCAGGAATGCTAAGGCTTCCATCCAAGCAGAATCAGGATCCCAAAGATGATGCGCTTCATCGTTAATAACCATTAGGCGGTTATGGGAGGTGATCCTCTTGCGGAGCGCTTCGCCAGTATCTAGCGCACTGGCGCGAGAGACTGAAGGACCAACCCAGGCATACATTTCATCTTCTTTTCGGCCGCGGGTGCGTTTTTCATAGATGCGGTGAATATTGGTGAGATAAAGGGTGCCACCTGTGGCAGCCCCACTGGCTTCATCTTGAAGTACAATTGAGAGGTTCCAATCACCTTTCCAGGCTGGTGGAATAAGGGGATCTGTATCAAATATCTTGCCATCCCCAAAATCTTGCTTTAAACGTTCAAAAACTGTCAGGTTTGGGGCAATGACCAGGAAATTCTTAGCCATTGGGCTTTCACTTTCACGAAGGGCATGAAAATAAGACCAGACGATGGCCAAGCTCATGATTTTCGTTTTGCCAGCGCCTGTTGCTACACGGAATGCATAGCGCGGCCAGAGATCTTCCTCTGGGGTGATGCCTAAGGCGGCCAGATCAGCATTTGCACCTGCAAACTCAGCAGTGAACTCTGAGAGGGAGCGCTTTTTCAAGACTTCATGCAGGTAGATAAATGCTTCCAGGGATTCTCTCTGGCAAAAATAATAATGAAAATCAATCGGGGTATCCCCGTTATTTGAAATTTGATGGTCACGTAAAAACCAATGGATTAACAACTCCCGGGTTGTATCGGACGCACCTACATAATCAGCATCACGCCAATCGCTAAGCGCATGCCTCAGGTTGTTGGCAATAGCGATATTGCTAGGCCGGCGCCCCTTTTGAATTATAGCTGGGGCATCCCGTTGATCTGCCCGTGCGCGATGCTGGTTGGGCTCTTCCCAGGGGGCGTAAAGTGGCTCTAAGGCGGCAAGGTTGATTTGGTCTGTCATCATTCCCCTTTCTAGTGTATATCTATTTCAACAGTAATGGAGGTATCCACCCCAAAAACATCGACCACTTTGACGCAGGCGGTGTGTTTCCCAGGATGGGCATATTCATAATGCAAATTTGAAATTGTGGGCAGGGAGCGGTTCTTGCGGGTGCGGTATGCCTGCCAGTGATGGTTAAAGGGCTGATCTGGGTGATAATCAAAATCCACAGCCCAGAAATCAATGAAGTCAAACCCTGATTGGATGGCTCGTTCTCTAAGGGCTTCGAACTCTTTGGTGGGTACCTCTGAAAGAGAGGGTAAGAACTTGGTGAGCTTTATATCGACGGTTTTTGATTTAGAGACTGCTTCGTTACTCGCAGTGACAGACCTATAAACTGGCTCAGCTTGAAGGGTGGCCACCTCAAGGAATGGGGGTGGGTTTTTGCGATTGCGCTCCATAATTTCACGCGGAATAGGAATGAGTTTTATCTTCAGCCCCAGTTCAGCTTCAAGCGCATCACAGGTCATGCGCAGGTCCATTTCAAACTCCCAAGACAGGCAATTGACTTCACGACCACCAGCTGCTTTGGCTGCAGCTGCCACTGCTTTGACTTCCTCGCGGGTGAAAATGCTATCGATCTTATCTACATGCACGAAAGCACCGGCTTTGCGCCCATGCAACAGTGGCGAGGAAGCATTGATGAGCGGTTCTGCACGATAAAACTCCAAAACAATGCGGCGGTGCTCTGCGTCGGCGCCTTTGAGGGATTCCTTTTGCCACCATTGGCGCTCGTAGCGGCCCAGGTTGTAGACATCAAAAGAGCGATAGGGTTGGTTTTCGGCATGGAGTTGGCGTTGCAACTCAATCAGACGCTTGCGGGAGGTGTGGATCGCAAAGCGGCCCAGGTCTGCCATGATCCAACGCCGACCGAGCTTTTCAGCAACCGCACCAGTGGTGCCAGAGCCACAGAAGAAATCAGCGACTAGGTCGCCTTCGTTGGAGGAGGCTTTTATAATACGCTCTAAGAGGGCTTCAGGCTTTTGAGTGGGATATCCTTGGAATTCAATATATGTTGGATTTTCACGAACAATAGGAATGTCATCCCATACATCCTTGATAAAACTGCCTTCACTATAATCCCTAGCTATATCATCATTAGAAGGTGTTCTTGAGTATTTCTTCATAAAGCTCTTAGTAGCTTTCTCCAATTCTAGACGATCACCACTATTTCTTAGAACTTCAAAGGTAATTTGATTATCTTCATTTAAATATTTTCCAAATCGTTTAATGACTGAATTAGAAACAAATCCTGAGCGTAAATTTATTTGATGGGCATCTGTCTTCTTATAGTAAAAAATATTGGCATAGTTTCTGGCAAAATTACTTTTGACATTGGTTAATCCTTTGCCGCCATAAATCCAAATGACTTCGTTAATAAAATTTGAAAACCCAAAAATGTCATCTAGTAATAAACGGAAAAAACCACTCACTCTCCAATCACAATGGACATAAATACAGCCCTTATCGGATAATAATTGCTTCATAAGAGCTAATCGTTCATATATTATATGAAGGTAAGAATCAGTACCTCGCCCCCACATATCGCGATACGCTACCATTTCCAAAGTGCTTTGATCTTTCGAGATTTGATCTTTTTCATCACCTATGGCTACATCCATTGTAAAATCTGCGCCAACATCAAAAGGCGGGTCGATATAAATGAGATCGATCTTGCCTTTAAAATCTTTGAGCAAGGAGGCCATGATGAGCTTGTTATCACCCCAGATGAGCATATTACGAAAGTCATCACGATGCGCTTTTTCAGGTTCAAATAAAGAACCCTGGACTAAAGCTCGCGAGAGCGGCTCATCCACCGTTTCAATTTTCTGTAAAGGCATGGCTGCGCCGGCAATATCCACCTCTCGGCGGTTGCCGTATTCATCATACTTGCCTTCCCAAATTAACTCGGTGCGAATAGTGGAAAAAGGGTGGGGATTGTCAGGACCGTAAATGGATTGTGGTGTCATGGCAAACTCCTTTTCAATAGGAAAAATGAATTAATGAATATCTTCATACATGAACCCCTCGGGCGGTGAGGCATAAGTGATTTTATTATAATCGCAAAAACTGAGATGTTAAAAAATAAGGCCTTTTATCCTGAGATGGATTGAAAGGCCTATGCATTGATTAATTATGGAAATGAAGCCAATAATCTTTACGGCGGTCTATTTTTCTTCACTGCTGGCCTGAAGTCCTGGCTCAGCGGGAACAGCCTGTTCTGCAGAACAATTTGGACATCTCCAGAAGGTGTGCGGAAGATAAGCCCAGGGGGAATGATAAAAGGGAACATTAGAATTGAAGGTTTTTAGGCGATACCTGCGACAGAAGATTGAGGACTTGCAGATTGCGAACAACAAATTTAGTTCTGAGGATTATTTAGGGTTGTAACAAAATACACCCTAATCCAGCTGGTTGGTTTTTTACAAATGTAATTTTTAAAAACCTACTCTAATGAGGGCATCGGCAAGAACTGAATTATGCACTAACAGAAATTTAATTAATTTTCTTCCCTGTAGATCTCTAAAACCGGATCAGTGATTAACTTCCTAATTTCTTCACTTGAATTGATATCAAATAAATTTACTTTAAAGCTTTTACCTTTAAAACTACAATAACTGTCTGCGTAATCTATTACCTCAGTATCCTTAGATACTTTTGAATAGTTATATTCAATGATCGTATTAACCTGCTCGAGCTTTGAAGGATAATCACGCTCACTTAGTTTAGCAAAATCGTAAAGTACACTCATCGTAATGTATGGCTCTAATATTTCTTTCTCATCAAGAATTACTCTGAGGTGAATCACCCTCAAGTCGCTTGATAAAACTGTGACTGTAACGCCCCCTTTTATTTTTGTATATTGCTTTGGAATAAAATAAACGGAAAACATTCTAAGAGGCCAAAGGCTAACATTGTTTGCTTCCAATCCGTTAGAACTTCGTGCAGTAATCGCATAACCGCCACCTTTGCCTATCACAAATTCTTCTTCCTCTTCTGCAAAGATGCCTTCTACTTCCTTGATCAGGTATGAGGTTTCAAAATACAGTTTTTGTATAAAATCAAAGGCGTTCCTGGTTTGGTTGATAATTTCATTTTTATTCATTTCTTCATCTCCTGAAAGAAAATAGTCTCTGGCGGATTCAACAGAGAGTCGTGATTGGAAAAGCTAAAATATTTCGATGGTTTTTCTAAATCATTAGTTTGTTTCTTGATTCTTTTAGCTGAATGATCATTTGCATTGTTAGTGCTTATATAGAAAATAGAATCTGAAAAGGTTTGGACCTTTGGAGTATCTTCTAATGAAACGTTGAAACCTAAAAAATCACCGCGATAAAGAGAGGATGCGGAATCAAAGAATAATTGTGCTGGTGATGTTTTTACACGGATGCTCTTTAATATATTTATTCCAGCATATTTTCGTAGGTTCTTTTTAACAAGTAGATCATATAAGTCTTCCGCAAAGGCGCGAATTGAGCTATCCAAGGTATTAGTAGTTTCAAGAATAGAATAAATCAACAAAGCGATTTGATGCCAATTAAGCCACAACACATCTTTATTAGCATATTCTGAATTTTCAGCAAGGAATTGATGTTTGGCATAGTGAGCTGTCACTGCAATAAGGTGAAATTCCTTGTCCAAATTCTGGGCTTCCAGTTCTCCACCTTCATACTCCCTAATTAATTGATGCCGGGTGGTTAGAGTAGCTTTGCCAAATCCTGAGTGAAATTTTGCCTCAACTAATAAATAATATTCACCGACAATGATAACCAAGTCGGGCTCGGTGTGATCTTTATAGGATGGCCAAAAATTGAACTCTGCTTCATCCAAATCACTTTTGCTGACTTTAAGACCCAATAGTTTTAAGAGATTAGATAAGAAGATCTCTCTGTTTGCGTATTTGAAGAATGAGAAGACATCAGAGGTAAGAATATCTTCCATTCTTTCTTCACTGGGAGAAAATTTTCCCCGCAATTCGGCAATGTACATTTACTTCCTCAGACAAAACAGGATCTACTGTGTTTCGATTATTTTAACACAAGAGCGGAAAATTAAATTCTTATCTCATTTGTTAATCAAAAGCACATAAGAATTTGAAAACCACGATGTGTAAATTATATATAGTGTTTTCAGGTTTAAGGTAACAAGCCACAGTTTGAGGTCTTTGATGCTCGGATATATTGATGACCAATCCCGGCAGGACGATGCTTTGTGATATGACAGTTGAGGCTTGATTTTATATCAGACAAACAACTTCTTATTACCTTTGGAAAATTGAAGCTTATCGTTTTTTTATGGCGGCTTCTTCTTCATCGCCGGCCTAAAATCCTGTCTCAACGGAAACAGCCTATTTTGGAGTACGATCTGGACGTCTCCGGAAGGGGTACGGAAGATGAGACCAGGGGAACGAATAGAAAAGAATAGTGTTTGAAACATTACAATCAAAAAGAAAAGAGAAAAGTAACCCATTGGGGTAATAATATATTGTTTTATGGAGGGTTGATCATGAAAAGAGGCAGGCTGTCGTAGAATGGCTGTATTTCATTCTCAACGACCAGGACAATTTCATCAGAAGGGGTTTGAAGCAACAAACCGGTCGGCAAGACGTTACTGCGAAGGTCGGAAAAAAGCTGATGGCGGTGCCACTTCAAGTAAAGAAAATCGAAGTAATCATCAACCGGCACATTGCGTTTGTTGGGGTATAAGAAGCCGATGCAGTAGAAGTATTTTTGATTGTCTTGTATTGTGTCTGTTTTATTAGTGGGTGTTGGTGTGGTTGTTTTTTTCATGGCTCGTGTTGTGTGTTTTGAGATTTTCGTATAGGTTTAATGGGTTTGCATTTAGAGGGGCAAAACAAAGAGAAAGCTGATTCTTCTTAGAGGAATTTTGACGCTGAACAAAGACACTGTCGCAAAAGCGGTCATCTTTATAAATTAGGCCTTGAGCACCATCCAGGACACTTTTGACCAGGTTATCCAGGTCGCATTTGTGGATATTGAGGGCATTATCCGAAATCAACATGACCAGCTGGAAAGGCATTTCATCTGGGAAGTAATAACCAGAGAGCAGGGATTGGCGCTCTTGGTCTTCAAGGATGGATGAAAGTCTCTTTTTTAGGTCAGTATGATTGGAAAGGTAGCGCTGCGCATTTTTGAAGTATTTTGTGCGCTGGGTCATACGGAAATAGGGCAGTAATGTAAAATCTTCCAGGTAAAAGAATAGCGGTTCTGAGGCAATCATTAAGGCTATGTTTACTTGAGCCATTGTTCGTATCTCCTGCGGTTAAGGTCATCAATTGCGTTGGTGTTTTTGTATTGGGCAATGTGAGTAAGGACATTCTCGGGGGTGGGCATCTGCTTATCTTTCTTCCAGCGCCAATCGTTATCCATCCACCAGTTCAAAAAGCCGTTGAGGTCACGAATGGAATAGCCAGCGTGTAACAGCTGGGAAGAGGCTCGGCCAAGGCGGCCGGCATTTGACCTGAGGGAAATATCCAGGCCAGTAATTTTTGCGAGGGTTGAGATGAATGCTGGGAACTCAGACACTGGTTGCTCATCCGGCAGGTCTTCAGGTTTGTCTTTTGGTTTTTCAGTTGGTTTTGGTTTCATTTTTTTTCTTCTCTTTGAATTAGCAAAATATTTTTTATTCTTAAAATTAGGGGTTTCCGCTTTAGCGGAAAAAAAATCTTGTACCTCTTTAATATTTGTTGTAATTTTTGTTGTATTCTTTGTAGTAGTCTCTGTTATAGATTGTTCGATTTCAGACAATGGATTGTCTGTTTTCGGACAATGGTTTTGCTCATTTGGGACAGTGCATTGTTCGATTTCAGACAATGGTTGGGGCAATTTCGCCCCCATTGATTCGGTTTCAGACAGTGATAGGGGCAATTTTGCCCCCATTGACTCCTGGTCGATTTCAACCACATCCACATCAAAAAGGCGCTCGAGGTGGTCAACCAGGACATCCATACGGACTCTGTAATGATTGGTTGGGTGGCCTTTGGCCATTTTGATTTGCGTTTCGATATAGGGAAGGTCGTTGAATTTATTGACAGCATACCTGCTGGCGCCTATTTCTATTTTCCAATCGGTTGATGATTTGAAGACAAACCCATCATGCCTCACGGCTCGGTCTGACCAGTAAATGAGTTGGGATAACATGGCAGCCAGGGTGAGGTCGCCGGTGAGGTCAACAAAAAGACGAGGAACAGACAACATGTTGGCATTGCCTGAAATGGCCTTTACCAGGGAAAGGATATGATCGCGGTTGTTCACGATAAGCTCCAGGTATGCTTAATCAGGCCTTTGAGAACGAAGAAAATCTACTACCTTCTCCAACTCACGCTGGGATAGGCGCAGCGAAGATTCCTCCAGATGACGTCCAAAACCAAGCCAGCGGCAGACCGCGGCAACTGCGCGAAGACTGGCTTTTTCAATAGAGGGCACATCGAAAAAAAACCTGTAGAACATCGGCAGAAGCTCTTCTTCGGTCATAAAATAAGTCTGCAGATACCTGGAAAGGTGTGAGACTTGTTCGGAAGTTGATGGAACAAGCTTTGGGGCAGCCTCAGCAAGTTTGGCTTTTAGAACCATGGGCGGATAAGGGCGGTCATTATCGGTAGGCTCGGGCTCGGGTTTTGGCGTGGGTGAAATCTTTACTGGATCAATCGTGATGACTTTTTTGTTAGTTACGATTGGGGCAGGATCCGCCTGGTTCATTTCCTCGGGGGTGTAGAGGTCGGAAAGGTCCTGGGGAAAGGCTCTCCTAAGGGACAAGGCCTCAGCACATTTGGCGAGCTGGTGCGCGGGGAATTTTGACCACATCGGGCCAACCTTGCCTTCAAAAACTGGGGCGTATTCTGACCAAAGCGCAATGGAATAGAGCGGCTCTTTGAAATCAGAGCGAATGACGCCTACCTTGGCTGCAGTGGGATACTCTTTAGAAGTCCAGACATCCAGCCAGACATTATCAGGACCGCACCAGAAGGGGCCAATCTGGCCGGCGTATTTGCCAGTGCGCTCGGCGATCAGGCGCAGGCCGTCAATGGAAACCTGGGTGACCATTTTTGGGACTTTGCGATTGAGTTTTGGGTCATAGACCTGGCGCTGGATGGAATAGATTTGACGGGCGAAGGGGTCCAGGCCGGTGCGCTGGCATTGATATATGAAGAGAGCAAGCTCGTCATCCGTGGCGCCATCGGCGATTGTGCGCTTTATGAGCGCCACTTTATCGGGTGAAAATTGGGTTGTTTTTGTGGGGGAAATAGAATAATCTGACATTGGGTTACCTCGCTATTTAAAATGGGATAGGGTCGAATTCAAAAGCTTTTTGACAGCTTGGGCAATAGAAGCCTGGAAGGGTTTTATAGTCTTCTAGGAAAAAGAGATCAGGCATGAGATCTTGAAAATCATCCATGCGCAAGACCTTACAAGGAATGAGCGTTGAATTACAAATGGGGCAGAAGGTGTCGGTCATTGAGTTCATAAGATTTGTTCTACAAAATAGAATGTTTGTTCTACTAATCATTGAAGTAATTTTATATCATTGAATGGGCTTCGTTACTTAAATTAAGATTAAAATGGTTAAGAGTTTTTTATGAAATTCGTGCAAACCATTTACAAAAACTGGTCAAAAAATTAATGATAATTTAATGAATGAGGGGAATCGGTTTATATAAAATGGGGGAATGGAAGATTACCTGACTATTCTACTTTCGATTTTGGGGTCGAGTGTGATTACTGCGCTTATTACCACACTTGGCAGGCGCAGAGCAGACCAGGCCAGCATTGCAGACATCATGCTGGAAAATGCCAGCAACGACATAAAGCAGATCCGCGAGGAAAATGCTGACCTGCGCGCACGCCTGGGCGAAATGGAAAAGAAAATTAACTGCCTCCGTAGTGATCTTGAGGAACGGGAGAGCCTGATCAAGATTACTGACCATGAGAACAACGAACTCAGGAAAAAAGTTGAAGGATTGGAAAAAGAACTTTGCATAAAGAACAAAGAAATAAAGGACCTGGAGGGAAGGATTAATGAGCTGGAGATGGCATTTGGCACTGATCGCCCCCGCGATCAGCGTACACCTGGCGCGCCTTGATGGCGCCCAGGATAAACTAGAGATGGCGCTTGATGCGTTTAAACGAGAAAGACAAAGCAACACTGATCGCCCCCGCGATCAGCGTACACCTGATCCCGAAAAATGAATGGGACGATGTGCGCCTTGATGGCGCTCAGGATAAACTAGAAATGGCTTTTGAAAAAGTTAAACGAGATTGGGGCTCACCAGATAACAAAAACATGGAGACTGCTTCGTAACTCCTTACAGGACGCTACGCAGTCGCAGTGACAGAATATGGCTAACGAGAAGAATTTAGTGCCTTTCAAAAAGGGAGACGCGCGGATCAACCGCAGCGGTCGGCCAAAGAACTTTGATGCACTGCGAGAACTGGCGCAGGAATTGGGATATGAGCCTGTTGATTTTCGCACAGATCCAAAGGCACGCAGTGTGATCGAAGCGATTTTGAGAGACTGGATGACCAGTAAAAACTTTCAAAAGCAGCAAGCCTTTATGCATTATGCCTTTGGAAAGGTGCCTGAAACATTCGAGGTTACACAAGAACAGAACAAGATTATTGTGACCTGGTTGGGAACAGGAGAAGAAAATGAGTGGTCGCAACCGGACGGGTCAAGCTCCAACGAGCTTGACACTGCCCAGGGGGACGGGAGGTCCCACCTGGGCTGATGCAGACGGAATTGAAGGCTGAACCTCATCCAGGACAGCTGGAAGTGCATATGTCACCGGAGAGGTTTAAAGTTTTATCTGCCGGCCGGCGCTGGGGAAAGACCAGACTTGGTGTTAATGAATGCATTGACGCTGCTTCAAGAGGAGGCCGGGCCTGGTGGGTGGCACCAACATATAAGGACAGCGAAATGGGTTGGCGGCCTCTGCGAGAAATTGCCAGGCAGTTGCCAGGGGTAGAAATAAGAATAAGTGATAAGCAGGTTATATTTCCAAATGGGGGCTTTGTGGCAGTCAGATCTGCTGAAAAATCGGACGGGTTAAGGGGAGAGGGGCTGGATTTCGTGGTGATGGATGAGTGCGCCTCGATGCGCAAGACCGCCTGGACAGAAGAGATCAGGCCTGCGTTGACTGATCGAAAAGGAAAAGCCTTGTTCATCGGCACGCCAAAAGGAAGGAATCACTTCTTTGAACTGTTTCAAAAGGGCGAGCGCGGGGAAGAAGACTGGAAGAGTTGGCGTTTCCCGACCGTGAGCAATCCCAAAATAGATCCTAAAGAAGTGGAGGCGGCCAAAAGGGATCTGCCAGAGGTTGTTTTCAGGCAGGAATACCTGGCGGAATTTGTGGATAACGCCGGGTCGGTGTTCAGGAACGTGGAAGGGTGCGCGGTTTTGGAACCCAGGGAACCGGAGGAAAACAGGATGTATGTAGCCGGCGCGGACATTGCCAACGCAGAGGACTTCACGGTCATTGCCATTATTGACGCTGAAACAAAAGAAATGGTGCACCAGGAACGCTTTAACCGGGTGGATTACCCTATCCTAGAAGCCAGGATCATTGGCATTTATAAGCGCTGGCACTTGAAAAGTATAAAGATCGAGGTGAACGGAATCGGTCAGGGCGTGATCGATCATCTAAGAAGGGAAGGAATCATGGTGATCCCGTTCATGACTAATAACAGCACTAAGCAGGCCATCATCCAGAATTTGCAGGTGGCCTTTGAGCAGAACAGTATCAAGGTTTTGAATGACCGGCAATTGAAGAATGAACTGCTGAACTACGAGGAAAAAAGGACCCAGAGCGGCGCATATATCTATAACGCGCCGAAGGGCCAGCATGATGACTGCGTGATGGCGCTGGCAATAGCCTGGGACAATTTGCAGGGGGAGGAAAGAAGGTTTGAACCGATTGTAATTTTTAATAAAGACCCGATGAAGGAAATTGACAAGCTACGTGACCTTGCAGACCACCCCCGCGGTCTGCATATGGCCGATGTAGCTGGAGGCTACTCGGCCTATGGCTAAATTAATCGATATTGTGAAATCAAAATTGAGGGTTGCACACTGCTCACGCAGTGCGCATACGTGCGATACCCCACAAGGGGGTATGAATGTAACTGGAGGTTACTCGCACTATGGCTAAGCTAATAGACAACTTGAAGAGCAAACTCAGGATATGGTTAAGCATTCCGGAGAATGACAACACCTTCATGATCGGGACCACCAGCCTGAACGACCTGGAACGGGACCGGCCAAGTTATTCGAGGGCGGAGATCCTGGAACAGTGCCTGGATGCCTGGCGGTATAACCCACTGGCTCGGCGGATCATTGAACTGACCACACAATATACAATAGGGAATGGCATTGAAGTAAGCTCTAAAAATAAACGAGTAAATGATTTCATACAGGAATTCTGGGGGCATTATCTGAACAAAATGGACAGCCGACTGCTGGCGATGAGTGATGAGTTGGCAAGGGCTGGCAATCTTTTCATACTGATAAGCACGGACCCAAGCGGCATGTCTTTCATCAGGGAAGTGCAGGCCGACCAGGTAGAAGAAATCATCACTGCACAAAATGACATTGAACAAGAAACCGCCTTCAAGGTCAAGAATGAGGAAGGGTTTGAACCGATCATTTACCAGGCTTATGACCCAACCGAGGATGATGCGGATGAGAGGGGCCAATTTGCGCCAATTATGGTTCACTATTCGGTTAACAGGCCGGCAGGCGGTCTTTGGGGGGAATCAGACCTGTCACACCTGTTGAAGTGGCTGGCCAGGTATACCGCCTGGCTTGAAGACCGGGTGAGATTGAATCGATTTAGAAATGCCTTTCTGTATGTGGTGAAGGCCAGTTTCATCAATGAAGCATCGAGAAAGGCCAGGCAGACTGAACTGCTGGCGAACCCACCCACCCCAGGGAGCATTTTGGTGACCGATGAAACTGAAGAATGGTCGGTTTTGACCCCGAAGCTGGAAGCGCTGGACGCAAGCACGGACGGTATCGCCTTGAAAAAGATGATCGCATCTGGGGCTGGTATCCCGATGCACTTTCTGGCGGAGCCTGAGAGCGCCACGCGAACCACAGCGGAGGCGGCTGGTGGGCCAACCTACCGCAAGTATGAGCAAAGGCAGCAGGTTTTCATGTGGATCATCAGGGACCTGGTGCAGATTGCGATAAACAGACGGGCTTTGGTGGATTACAAGCTGAACCCGAATGAAGGGTTTGATGTTAATGCGGCGGATATCTCTGCCAGGGATAATGTAGCTTTGGCTATGGCTGGAAATCAAATCAAAACGGTAGTTTTTGATTTGTATGACATGGGCATTATTGACCACCAGGAAGTATTGAGGTTGGTATACAAGTTCACTGGGGAAGCAATCGATATTGAGGAAATGATCAAGAGGGGGACGGGTATTGATAGAAGGGAAATTGTGAGCAAACCCAGCTATGAGGAACAGGCCAAAATAGACCCCGAAACCGGGGATTTAAAAGGACAGGGAGCGTGAGCGAATGGAAGAAGAATTAAGAGAGCAACTGGCTCTGGAAGTAGCAAGCAAGGATGGTTTTGAAATCATCACCATTACTGAGGGCGTGGGGAATGGGTGGGCATTCAGTGCAGAAGTACTGCAGGAATCCTTGGCGCTCTGGGATGGGGTCGAATGTTTTATTGACCACGCGATGTCGAACCGCTCAGTGAGAGACATTGCAGGGGTAATTGAAAACCCGGCCTGGGATGACGAGAGCAAAGGCATAAAAGCAAACCTTAAACCCATTGGACCCAGCGCAGGGATGCTGGCAGAAATTGGAAAATCATTGACTGCAGGGGAGAAAGCAAGGATTGGTTTTTCAGCGGACCTGGTTTTTCAGGGGCGGGATAGAAAGGTCAGCAAAATATTGAAGGTGAACTCGGTCGACCTGGTCTATAACCCGGCCAGGGGTGGCAAGTTTATTCGAAGTTTGAATCAATTAGAGCCCAGTTCCAACGAACCGGGCATTCGGGATGCGGGTGGAGCCCGCTATCCCTCAGGAGATAAAATGAATGAAGAGGAAAAATCAATTGATGTAAGTAAGGAAGTTGGAGAACTGCAGGCGCAGCTGGATGAGGCCAGGAAAATGCGCCAGCAGATGGCTGAATGGAACCTGGAAACCGGATTGAGGGGGTCGAAACTGCCAAGGCCGGTGCAGGAAAGGCTGCGAAAGCAATTTTCAGGTAAAGAATTCACCGCAGAGGAATTGGAAGAGGCTATTTCGGACCAGAGAGCGATGCTTTCAGAGCTCACTGCGGCCGGCACGGTCATTGCCAAGGGCAGGGTTGAATCGATGTTCAACGAAGGCGATAAACTGCAGGTGGCCGTGGATGATTTGTTTGGGGTGGACAGGGAAGAAAAATATGCCGGGCTGTATGTACCAAGGCTGACGGGCATCAGGGAACTGTATTTGTCGTTGACCGGTGACCAGGACCTGCACGGTGGGTATCACCCGGATAGAATCCAGCTGGCAACCACTGCCGATTTTACGGGCCTGGTAAAGAATGCGCTGAACAAGATTGTGGCCAAGACCTGGCGTGAGCTGGGTAGGGCCGGTTATGACTGGTGGCGGAATATTGTCACGGTTGAACACTTCAGCACGCTGAACGACATCACCGGGACACTGATTGGAACGGTGGGAAGCCTGCCTGTTGTTTTGGAAGGCGCAGAATACACAGAACTGCCGGTGGGTGATTCACCTGAGACCAGTCAATTTACCAAGTACGGTGGTTATATTCCGCTGACGCTGGAACTGATTGACCGGGATGAAACCAGGAAGTTGCGTGCCTACGCCAGGGAACTGGCCAGCGCGGGACTGAGGAAAATAAGCGAATTGGTGAGTGACATTTTCGTGGGGGTTGGACCGACGATGGCGGACGGGGGTGCGCTGTTCAATAATACCGCAGTGACGACTGCTGGCGGACACGCCAACCTGCTGACCACTGCACTTGACGCGACCGCGTGGGATGCGGCCTGCCAGGCTGTTTACGTGCAGCCGATGCTGATTAAGAATGAACTCGGTTTTTACGGGACCGGACCTGCCATGGCAATCAACCCGAAGTTTATGCTGGTGCCAAGGGCACTGGGCAAGACAGCCTGGGAAATCTGTGAGGGGTCGTTTGTGCGCGAAGCAACCTACACCTATGACAATGTCCTGAAGGGCACCGCAGTGCCAATAATTGTGCCGGAATGGACTGATTCGACCGACTGGGCCGCTGTTTGTGACCCGGTTGTAGCGCCGGCAGTGTTCGTTGCAGAAAGATTTGGATTGATGCCTGAAATTTTTGTGGCAGGTGATGAACTTTCGCCGGCGGTATTTATGAATGATGAGCACCGCCTGAAGGTGAGGCACTTTTTGAGTGTGTGGGTAAACGATTTCCGACCGCTGCACAAGAGTGTGGTGGCTGGGTAATAGGAGAATATGAAATGGGATTCAAAGTAACAAAAATTAATCAATTTCTACCGCCAGGCCTTTTCGGGAAGGCAGGCGGTACCTGGACGCTGGGCGTGTCATCAAACGTGGTGGCAGAGACCAGGTCCACGGCGGACAGCTCTTTTGCGCTGTATTTGCCGATATTACTGCCAAGTTCAGAAGCATACCGCCAGGGCACTTACTTAAAAAGTATTGATGTGATGTACAAGATTGCCGGGGCGGCTGCGGATGATTTTTCGGCACCTGTGTTGAACAAGATGACTGTATCAAGCGCAGGCGCGGCAACCGGCGAAGCGGTGACCACCACGCTTGACTCAAGCCACGACATAGCCGCTGAGCGGTTAGCCGTTGGTTCACACCGAATGACGGTGAGTTTGGCAACCCCCGAATGGATGGATGATAACTGCGTTTACTGGCTTCAATTAAGCATTGACGCAGCCGCAAGTACTTCTTTTTCGCTGTACGGCGCAGTGCTGAGCTTTGAACAAAGATTGTGAGGTTGAAATGAGCAAAATTCAATATTTACTGACTTCGCGGAAGTTTTGGGCGGCTTTGATTGGCCTGATTTTTATGGTCGTCCAGAACTGGTGGCCTGAATTTCCGCTGGACGCTGAGCAGGTGGCCGGGATTGTGGCCGTGATTGCGGCCTACATCCTGGGCACTGCTTTGGAGGACGGGTTGAGAAATAAATAAAACCAGCCAGGGGAAGGCTGGCATGAGCACCTGGGGCAGCCGGAAGAGTGAAAAGTTCTTCCGGCGACCAGGTTCGAGGAAAGGAAAAAGAAATGGATGAGGAAAAACTGGCGGAAATGCTGACCGGTAAACCAGCACTGGCCTGGAAAATGCGCGAGAACGGGTATTTCGTGGTGGTGGATGCGAAAGGAAAGAAAATAATCTTCACGCCTGCGCAGGTGGACGCGGTACGGAATAAACCCAGGGCGAAGCTGGCAGAAGCGAAGCCTGAGAGCGAAGCGACCGAAGCCAAGCCAAAGCGAAGTTATAAACCAAGGGCAAAGAAGGCATAATCAATGACTGACCACACTGACCTGCGCGATAGGCTGGAAGTGAGGCTGAGAGATGAAATAAACCTGGTCTTTACGACCACCACACTTGATGAGGGGATCAGGTCTGGCCTGTATGCGGTTTCGCTTTCCGGGGGCACACTATTGAAGATTGCAGGCCTGGACGGTGAGCTGACCACGACTGTGCCTGATCTTGACCTTGATGCTGTTCTGATTGGGGCGGAGATGTACTGCCTGGGCTTTCTGCTGCAGGGTAACTTTTCGGAGTATTCAGGAAGTATTGAGGACCTTGCGCAACTGCGCTTGAAGGAAAATTCAGCAAAGCGGACATTTGACAAACTGCTTGAAGGCATTCGCAAAAGGTATTTACAGAACAGCACCGACCACCCCCACGGGGCCTGGACATTTGACGAGTCTTTCAGCTGGGAGGATGACGGATGAAATATGTTGCTGTTGGGGACCTGAAAAATAATCCAGATTATGCCTGGTTGAAGATCATTGGGCCTGACACGGCTGGCATGACCGGATTGGAAGGCGCAAGGTATGACCCGATAAACAGTGCAGGGGAAACTGTCAAGGAAAATATGATTGTTGTGTTGAGGGGGTCCATTTCTGACATGGAACTCTATTTGAACAGGCTGGAACGGGTGAGCGAACTCACAAGGCAATATAACAGCGAGGGTTACGGGATTCCCCAATATATGAGGATCCAGTATGAGAGCGGGGAATATTGGTACAGCAAATTAATTTCTTTTGAATTATTTAATGAAAAACATTCATTGTCATATCTTGCCAAGGGGTCGGTGGGGATAAGGATTGAGATAGAACGGGAGAATTATTGGACTGGTGATGCTGTGGGACTGCCTTTATCAAATGGGAATGGGGCAAATATCACAACGGGTTTGACGATCTTTAATCATGATGACGGCGGGGCTGGGCATGACAATTTTGTTTATATCAATGCGCTGGATCTGAACACTGACCTGCCGGCTCCGCTGAAAATTGAGGTGCTGAACAATTATGCCACTGGCTCATTGAAGGATCTCATTATTGGATCTAATCAATTCAATGCGAATGAAAGCGCACTGCAAAACCTGGTGATGGAAATGGAAACGGGCACGGGGGGCACCCCAACCGCGGACCCGAACTGCAGTAACGGACAGTATAACGCGATCACCTGGACGGCCACCACCTGGACCACGCTGTGGTATAAGGCACTCAGCGCGACAGACCTTGGGAAGTATCGCGGAAGGACAGTCATCCCTGTTCTGCGACTGCAAGCGGCGCACGGGATAACCCCGCTTTATTTGAAACTGAGGATGGTGAAGGGGTCAACGATTATTGCGGACTATAAAGAGAGCTGGTCAAAACCTGGTTATGGATTTGTGATCTTTCCGCCTGTCAAACTGCCACCTGCAGAAACTGCTTATGAACTTTACCCTTATGCCTACACAATCCAAATTTTGGGGCTCCAGGCAGGGGCAACTGCCACAATCAACGCGGATTACCTGCAATTTATCCCAACAGAAAGTATTGGCCAATATTTGGCAGTTGAAAATCTCATTCAGAATGACCGGATTATTGATGATGCATTCTCAAAGGTGGTTTACACCAGGACAGCAGGCAACCAGGAAATTGTTACACACCAGGCGATCACAAAAGGGCATTTTCTCAAACCCGGGATGAATGGGGCTTATTTTTACTTTTTTCACTCGGATAATAACGACCTGGCAACGATTGCCAGGACACTATCAATAAAAATCTATTATAGACCAAGGAAAAGGATAGTTTAGATGAAATACGATGTTTATTTACTGGATAGAGACAGAAACACGGTCATTCAACCCGGTTTGAAGTTCGCGGTGGAATCGCTTTCCTGGACTGACTGGGGGGGAGCGCAAACAGCCAAAATAGAAGTGATCAACGGTGAGGATCTATTTTTAGACCTGGCCAATAAACTAGGATATGAAGTCAATGTTGTGAACAAGCTAGGCGAGGTGGTCTGGAGCGGGTTCATCAATACAGTCAACATGAGCAGAGCGCATTATCACATGAGAATAGATCTTGGAGAAGTGGCAAACCGGGTGGCGGTGAGCTACACAGAAAGCAGCCTGGCAGGCCAGCAATCAGGCGAGATTTTTATGACTCCATGGGCGGATGACCTTTATTCACAGGGGATTTACGGCATCAAGGAAGAGATCATACAGAGAGAAAACAGTGAGACTATCTCAGCGGAGAAACTCAGAGATGTTTTTTTGATGTGGCACAAGCAGCCACAAATGCAGACTGATTTTTTGACCTCAGACAGGCAAAAAGTGTGGCTGGATTGCCTGGGGTGGATAGAAACATTATTCTGGCGCTATTATTCGGATCTATCAGGTTTTAGGGGTAACACACCACAACAAGAAGGCGTACAAGCTTTTGGGAACGCGACCGCGACCACCAGGGTGGGGTTTTCATTTACCACGATCAAGGCCATGGATCTTTCGAAGGTAGCCTGTAAATTGAGAAAGAACGGATCCCCAACAGATAACCTGACCGCATACATCTACGCAGATAATGGATCAGGAACAGGGCCAACTGGGGCGATCCTTGGGACATCGGTAAATGTAGCTGGATCTTCACTGGATGCGGAGGGATATACCTGGACAGAGTTTAGCTTTTCAACACCTGTAAGCTTGAGCCCCGCAACCATTTACTGGATAATCATCTCTCGATCAGGAGCAAACAGCACCAGCAACTATTATTGGATTGGCGTAGACCAGGGGCTGCACAATTTAGAAGGCAAATTCAGGATCTACAATGGCTCTTCATGGGTGGCTCGATCTGTGCCCTGCGATGGGATATTCAAAGCCATGGGACTGAGGAACACCACTGACATCATCCAGGACATCTACACAGCTACAAACCAGTTTTTACGGGAGCTCCAAATCCTGACCCCGACTACTATTCAGGTCATACCGTTTTATGAAGAGATGATTCCGGGGGTTGATCTGATGGAAGAATTGATGGCGGTTGGCGGAAATAACTTGAGGAAACTCACTGCTAATGTGACAACAGATAAAAGACTGATCATCAAAGAACAACCCGAGCAAGGCTCTAATGATTACCTGGTGGATATGGATGGCCAGTTTTACACGCCCAGCGGGAACCCACTAACCCCAGGCAATTACCCGGTTGGGGAATGGATTAGATATAAAGATCCAAGCGAAATAGGATTCACCTGGCAGGATCCGCAGATCACCTCAAGCTATATTTCCAGGGTCATAGAAAATGTGAAAGGTGATGAGATAAGGATTGACCATTAATGAAACCCATTGCGGACATTTCAAGCTGGCAACCGCCCGAGACTATGAATTATGATGCGCTTGTTGAAGGGACAAACGGGATAATTTTGAGGGCTTGCTATGGGACCAGTCTGGACAGGTACCTGGAAACCCATTATAAGGAAATCACTTCCAGGGGCGGATTGGTGGGCTTTTACCAGTTTATCCTTTCGGGGCAGGAGATTGGAAGCCAGGTGGAAGTTTTGAAAAAAGCTGTGGAAGGCAAAAAAAGGACTCTTGGAGTCTGGGCAGATGTGGAGATTACATCCTGGTCGAAGTTGAGCAGAAAACAGCTGGAAAGCTATTTAAAACAGGCTGGGGAGTCTTTTGGGGAGGATCTGGGGATTTACACGTCACAGTATATGTGGGATGCTTCAATTGGGGCACCTGTGCTGGGACCTTATAAGTTGTGGGTGGCTAATTACCAGGTGGAGAGGCCAAACCTGCCGAAGAAGGGCTTATGGGAGGATTGGTGGCTGTGGCAGTTCACGAATAAGGGCAGGATAGATGGGGTAGGGGTGAATTTGGATCTGTCATATTTCAATGGAACACAGGAAGAATTTGAGGAATGGATCGGAAATGAGCTCCCTACTGAAAAGGTATGGTCCCTCGAGAGAATAACCAGTGCCATAATTAAGCTATGCGAATTACACAGGCTTGATTGCTGA